AGCATTTTAGATTTAGAATCTTCAATGTTTTTAAGAGGTAGTTTCTTACAAGCAATAACTGTACTGAAGAAACTTTCAACGCCTGTGTTCATAAGTGAACCTTTGACTTTAACCATAGTCTCATTCACCATTTCAGATTCGTTAAATACATCTGAAGTATGAGCAATAAAGATAATGTTCTTATTTGAGTTAGCTACATTCTGAGCCATCAAATTCTTTAGGAACTGTGCGTAACTGCCCCAGGCTTTCATTGTGTTAGATGAAGTCAGTACTTTAGTGCTTTCATACATATCCATTAGATAAGTAAGACTGTCAACTACAATAGTATGGATCTTGTCGTTATCTTGAACTGAGTCAATAGCATCAGGTACATCTGTAGGATCAGTAATAGTAAATTCCTGGAACTTAGAATTGAAAGGTAACTTCTTATTGTTTTCACAGTTAAGATACATCACTCCTTCTGGGTTTTTAATATCAACTAAACTTGCTGATTTACCTGTAGCTGATTTGCCACATAGTAGTACTAGATTGTTATTCATTCTGCCTCCTTAGCATTAAGTTTTTTAGAAATAGATATCATTATCTTTGTATCAATTTCTTCTTGTGAGATGGGATCTCTCATCTTTTCATTAAATTGGATTAGGGTGTATCTGATAGCATCTAGGGGATAATTGTTATCTACTAGCATAAAGCCGTATCTCACTAACATAGTTGCTCGATTACCTACTTCAATGCGGTTACAGAACCATCTTTCCATATTGTCCATCCCTTTAGCATCTAAGATTGCATTAGCCTGTTCGGTAGCTTTCTTAGTTTGTGGAATGAACAATGTAGCGTCAAGTAACTGCCCTTCATTGAAGTGATACTCTCCTTTATGTGACATCCATTTACGAGCTATATCTTTTGTAGCTGTATCGCTCTCAAAAGGTAACCAATTAAATAAGTTTTCCATAAACTTACTATAATCCTTGGCATTTAGCTTTAAGTAATGTGACATAGGGAATATAACCCTAAATCTATTCTTACTCTCAGTATGACGTTTGGTAGTAGCAAATAAAACTTTGTAATCATCTAATAGTGATTTTGCAGTTTCTAGAGATACTCCTCCGTCTACATCAATAATGGCCAGATCAAAGCCAGGTATTGCTTTATCACTAGTCCTGTATCCATCAATAAAATGATGGGCAGTATAGTGAAAGCCTTCAGCACTTACCAATTCAGGTAAGCGAGCAAATGGAACCTTAACATCTTCAAAGCCGGTAGTAATATCAGTACCGTATGAAAGTGTTACATTTTCCAAGTCTGTTTCTTCTAGGCTTTCGCCTGCTAGAAACTCAATATCATCAACGTAGGTTTTCTTGATAACAATATTGTTTTTATATCCGTAAGCAATTGCTAGGGATAACATATCTCTCTTTTGAGACTCTGTGCCTTTATAGAAAGGTAATTCTTCGATTAAGTCTACCTGAGTAACTTCTCTACCTATGTCAGCAATGTATTTAGCTAGACGTACGTATGAACCCTCTTTGGTCATAATCTTATTAAAGTGAATTCCTGAATCTTCAACAAGTTGAATTGCAGAATCTAGATGTTCTTGTAGTACTTCATCACTACCATCAATAAATGCGTATGCACCTGCTAGTTTTAACGCTTTGTAATATCTATGAGATAGTTCAGCTTTTAAAGTTTCTTGATGAGCTTTCATCTCTGAAGCACCTTCTTCACACTTTATTTTATATTTCAATAAATGGATAGTGTTTTCTTTACTAATTTCAAGAACTCTATTAAATTTACTCTTATTAGCTAATGAAGCTATCTGATCATGAATAAGTGTAGTTTTAGTATCTACACTATTGTTAGTAAGTGCTTCATATAAGTCTTCTGCTGATTGCTGCTTAACATTGTTAATCTGAGCATCATATCCAAATAACATTCTTCTGGCATAACCAGTTTCAAGCATCTGTTTAAATTCCTCTTCAGTCTTACTGCCATCTAATAGCTTAGTGGGCGTACCAAATAGCATCATATTAGTTGGAGTCTTACCGTCAATCTCTTCACATCGTTTGTTTTCAGCAGTATTCTTAGTAAGCTTTTGTTTAACTTTACCTACATCGTATAACTCTAGGAAAGTGTTAAGCATTTCTGCATTACTAGTAATGTTTGATCCTACTTCATCTAATTCTAGATTCATAGAGCCTGCACTAGCAAGTAATAGCTTCTGACGCATCTGTTTAACAGCTGGTGATGTACCACTATCAAAACTAAATGCTAATTTACCTAAGCTATCAAACTCTTTCTCTAGATCTGCTAAAGCTAAGTCTTCAGCTGTACCGTCTCTACGAGCTCTATTGCCAGCAAGCTTTGCTATATTTGTTGCACTTTGAGTTGGAAATACATCCTGTAAGAATCTGTCTTTAAAGCCTGAGATAAGCTGTTCTTCAATAATATTAGTTGAGAAACCTTTACCTGCACCTGAGGGCATTAAGTTAATAGCATATGTATTAACAGGAATATCACCTCTATCTTTAGTTTGGATATTAGTACGCATCATAGAAGCAACTTTAGAGAAGTAGTATGCTACTAAGATCCTAAAGAAATGTCTATTCTGTGACTGTGTTCTAGCGACTAAAATATCCACGATATCCTCGGATACCGGGAAGTATTTGGGTTCAGACATTGTTTCTCCTAATTTATTTTTCTGCGTATGTATCTTTTTTATTAATCACTTTACAATAAACACTACGACTCTTAGTAAGAGCGTACTTTGTGTTTATGTGATTCTTTAAATCAATGAAAGTTTTGATGTCAAAGTCATCTCTAGCTCTCCAGATATATCTAATATCATCTAATTGTTCTGGTGAGAACATATGTGTATCTCTAGGCTTACGTCCTGTTGCTAATGTTAATCTTGACTTTACTGCATCTACTGGACAATCATTGCCAAATAGAAATTGTTGTACTCTTTCGAGCATGTTTTCAAAAATATTCATAAAATTAATCTCCCTTGATTTACTAAATTACGTGCTTGCTCACAGATATCTGATACTTCACAATATCTACATGCCTTCACCTCTCCTCGTACAGTTATTACTGTACCTACTCCGCCATCATCTAGTAACCTTGAGTTAGCCTCTTCCATAGAGTCAAAATTCTTAGTAGCTCTAGCTGTTTTAGCTGGATTCTTATAATACTTATATATAGTTTTAGATTCCCATAATTCCTCAGATGTACATTGAGGTAATTCATCTTGGGGTTTATCTAATAAAGAAGTAACACTTCTTAATTTATCTTTAATATATTTATCTGTCTGTTCAACAGGCCATAAAGGATAAGATCTAGTCATCACTCTAGTTTGAGGATATTTAGGATCTCTTGCAGCATTAGACCCTGACCAATCTGTAAATATGAATTGAATATCAATCTTATTATCTGTGATTCTGTCAGGTGCTAGCCATTTGTAAATGCTACCTTGCTGTGTGTACTTAAGTGCGTTAGAATCGAAGATATACGTCCATACAGAGGTACTTTTGTAGTCTGATAACGTACCATCTATTACAAGGTCGTATTTCCCTGAAATAATGTAATCACCTACCTCTGTTTCATGGCGCTGTTCCACATATACGGGTATTTCATTTTCTTTAACAGGCATATCAGGATTGATAATTGTAATTTCACCTAACTTAGATGTGCCTAGGGCACCCATTGCTTTAGATACGTTACTTCTATCTGTCCAAGCTTGTTCAGCGATAGCATGTATTGCAGATCCCATACGAGCTGGTACTAAGCTCATGATATCTACTTCTTTATCTAGATCACCGTTTTGATATTTAAGAACTAGTGCTCTAGTCGGTTTAAGTAAAGATGTAGCACTAATTACATTAGGTCTATCATCATAGTCATAGTCATCATGCATTAGCCATACAGCTAATGGCAGTGAAATACCATATGGATTTGTATATTTAAAAGCCATTACTTATACCTTACGAAGAGTAATCTGTTGCATGTTACTTACACCTTTTGGTTTTTTATATTTATTATTCATTACATACATCATTGCTTGTCCTATGAGAGCAATATCATAACGATTTAACCAACCTTTCTCAGCTAAATGGTTTAACCAAGGTTCTTTATCAAATCTATCAAAAGTAAATCCATATGCACTTGTGTATTTACCATCTAAGAAAGCTTTAAGATTTTCTATTTCTATAATATCTAAGCCTGCATTTTTCCAATCAATAATCACTGAGTGTTTATTCGGTATACCTATGGGTTTTGCTAAAATCTCAGCAGGGGTCAGCATTTTAAATTCTTTATTTGACATTATTAATCTCCTCAATTATTTTTTTAATTTGTGAAATACTAGCATTATTAGGAATACTAGTTTGTTTGTCCCAAGACTTTCCTATTTCTAAGTCAGCCTCCATTGATACATCTTTCGACTGAATGAGCGGATGCTCATTCCATTGCATCTCTTTAATTAAAGTCTTATTAAGGAAGCTAATTGCCTCTGGTGTATCTTTAACTAAGAAGTACGCTGCATCATGGATTGTATTAATAGGATATATATCATATACGAATTCTGATTGCTCAATTAACTCATTTGTCGCAATTAGAGCTCTATTAATTAACATACCCCATGACTGTGTTACAGCGTTATTAGCACTCCTAGCCTCTGCAGTGACTGCATAAGGTGTAACAGTGCTTCCATAGATACTAGAGGCTAATATGGGTGTCTTTATTTGTAACCCAAATGCACATTCCATGTATCCATGCTTAGAAGCATGCGTAATCTGAGCTTCTGTAAACTCATCAGATACTGCATAAAGATCATGATAGTTTTCTTCAATTTGTTTAGCTTCATCTTCAGGAATACCAATATTAGTAACCAATGTATGCCATGTGCCATTGTAGGTTAAAGCAAAGGTAGGACCTTTTGACTTCTGCCTAAGTTCAGGATATTTAGTCTCAATGGAATTGATACTATCTACTGTGTCTTCAATATCAGGCATTTGATTTCCAAAATAAGAGTAAGCTCTTAAACAGTGTCCATCATAGCCATCTGTATAAACTTTAATCTTAT